AGACCTGAATTGTTGTGGTCTACGACGTATCATTGGTTCAATATACATATCCATTCCAATACGTACACCTTCCCAATACTCAGATACCCAATACCACTCTACTCTTTGCATAGGATCTTTCTTATCCCACTTCCATGACTCATCTACTGTAAAGCTTTGCTCTTCTCCAGTTTGTGGGTCAATGTAATAAAAAGTACCTATCTTTCTAAAAGACTTCCATCTTACTCTGTATACAGGAATTCTATCAATAAAACTCTCTTGGTTCTGAAAGTGATAGATTGTTTCTACCTCTTTAATAGTAAGAGGATTGATAACCTGATTTCCAGGTATACCACTAGGATAATAGTTCTCAAGCTCATCAATTTGTTCAGGTGTAAGCACCTCATAAAACTCATCAATGATTTGATTAACTGTCATATAATTTTCTTCTAAGATTTGGTCGCATTCTTCAATAGAATCATTATTCTCACCAATCTTAAAAAATATCTGTAAAGGATTAACACGAATTACTTTAGCTTCTCCAGCTACATCTTCTACTCTATAAAACTCTTCTCCTGCAATTAACCAATCTTTCCATCCTATAGCAAACTTATCTTTAAGTCTTTCATGTCTTTTATAGAAAGTTAAAAACTTCTCAGCTGTAAGTTCACGCATATCTTTAGCAGACATTTGTGAAGCTTTAATTACATCTTCAGGAGTTTCAGGTTGTTGATTAGGGTCTTCAGGTTGCTCTACACTTTTAATTAAATACTCGTAAAGTCCATTTACAATAGCATCTTTTAATTGCTCTTCCTTCTCAGTAACTGCAGAATCATTAA